GTGGAACTGACCAGCAACTGGACTCGTACTACGTCAACAAGATGGAAGTCAACAGACAGCGTCAAATCAAAGGATACAAAGTAAAAAGTGACGGCGTCAAGTGTAGTAAATGCACTCGTGCCTTAGATGATTTTGACGTAAGCACGTGCCCTGAACAAGAATGTCCTGGAAAGGTTAAGTAATGCCAAGCGTAGATTATCAATGGGTTCGTGAGCAACTACAGGCTCACAAGATAAGGGTAGGAGTTGGAAACACAGTACTTGAGCTGCTTGCCGCTTGGGAAAAAGGCAAGCACAGTTCAAAGCAAAACCAAGAAGTTATTGAGC